ATGGCGAGACGATTAGAAGCGGAGATGTCACAGCTACGGGCCAAGTGGCGGGAGAGGATATTCGACCCGGAGTTTCGGTCAAGGAGCTACGGGGAACAGGGATCGGAGTTGGGGGTGTCGGCCCAGACGATATCCAACTGGCGTAATGAGATAAACGATAAGCGCTGGGCCGAGATTCTGGAGATGTCCCGGCAACAGATAGCGAAGCAGGGGTTTGACATTGATGCGGCTCTTTACAAAAAGGCCAAGGAGGGGGACGTCCCGGCCATAAAGCTCTGGAAAGAGAGCATGGAAGGGTGGTCTCCTAAGCAGATCAATGAGAACCTCAACAGGAATTCCGAGATTGAAAGCCTGTCGGATGAGGAATTGAAGGCAAGGAAGCTTAAAGCTCTGATCGATGAAGTGAGCGAGGGTGATTTGGAGAAGGCTCTAGCTGAGAAGAAGGCCGGGGTGGTTCATTTGGATAATTTTAAGGAAGCGAGTGGACAGTAAGGCCTACGAAAAAGAGGAAGAAAGGCGGAAACGGCAAGAGCGGTATCGTTATTTCGTCCCCAACGGCAAACAAGACGAATTTAACAAGCTCGCCGGGGGTGGTAAGCACTTTGTTGTGATCCTGAGCGCCGGGAACGGGGTGGGGAAGACGGCTGACGCCGTAAACTTGATTGGGAACATCATTTTTGAGCCCAAGACGGTGCATTTCAGGGATTTGTCTCTGGTAAAAGAGTGGCCTTACCCAAAACGAGCGCGAATCGTCACCGAATCCAAGAACGTTGAAGAGATTGGGGCCATAGACCAGGAGATCCGGACCTGGTGGCCCGCTGGGAAGTATAAGGGGTCGAAGGTCGGCAAGCAGTATATCTCGCTATACGAAGCTGGCGATTGGATCATTGACAAGATGTCCTACGAGCAGGACGTCAAGGAGTTCGAGTCGTCAACGCTGGGGTTAGTTTGGTTCGACGAGCCTCCGCCGAAGCCGATCTTTGACGCTTGCAAGTGGCGTATGCGCAAGGGCGGCATCATTATCATTACCATGACCCCGCTGGAAGGGGCAGCGTGGATCTTTGAGGAGGGTGGCCTCCTTGACTCCGAGGATTGCGCGGTGGTCTACGCGGACATGGAGGACAACTGCAAGGTGCATGGGAAGGGTGGTCAGTTGGAACATGAACACATCGAGCGGATTCTAAAAGACGCCACTGACGCTGAGAAAGAAGCCCGTAAAAGCGGCAAGCCCCTGTCTACGGTTAACACGATTTGGGGGCCTCTCTGGGTGCCAGACGTTCATATCATCGAAGACGACGTAGAGCCTCCCCCCGGCTCACTATTCGGGATGACAACGGACCCGGGAGACGGGAAACCTTACGCGATAGCCTGGTGGTGGGTGGACCCCAGGGGTCACATCGTCTTTGACTATAACTGGCCCGAAGAGAACTGGGTTAAGGTTTTAAAGGCCAAGCAATACCAGACGCTTCGGATGGATGACTATTTGAAGATTTTCGCCCAGTACGAGAAAGGGCGGAAACTTGAATGGGAAGTGATGGACCGTCACTATGGGAACACTCGGGATGGACGGACAGGGAGATCACTTATCGACGATTGGAACCGGGAGCCGTTCAACCGGAATTTTATCTCGTCTTACAACACCGAGGAGGAGATAGACACCGGAATCAAGATGGTCAAAAACTATTTGAAGTTTGATCGCTCTCAGCCGATCAATGGAATGAACCTCCCCCGCCTATACGTGAAGAAACGTTGCAAGAACATCATCATGTCCATTCCGAAGTGGCCGAACAAGGTTGACCCTGAGACTTACATTTCAAAGCCAGATCGTGGAAGTGTCTACAAGGATTTTTCGGATTGTGTCCGCTATACGTGCATGTTAAAGCCCGAAGTCTGGGTCCCGCGCCACTATACACAGCAGAGGCCGGGGTATGTCCTTGGCCGATGATTAACGAAGATTATTTGATCCGGGTTAATAAGTCCCTGGAAGACGCTCCTGATTTAAGCAAATGGGGCCGTGGTGTTCTTTCTTTCAGCGAGGATATACGTGGCGCGAAGGATTTATTGGATCAATCAATTAGAGAAACAAGAGAAGCCCTTGAATTTTTAGGCGCGTCTGTATCGGAGCCGGTTTACAAAACGGAACGGTCCAAATATACGGATGGATTTTTCTGGCTCCACTCATACGAATTAGAGGTTAGGAAGGGGAGGTAGCGATTGAACGTCATAGTAATGGGCGGGTGCGGGAAGGTCGGGACAGCCGTTGATTTGGCTTTGAAAGGCAGCGGGATCAACTCGTTCGTTCTTGACAAGGATGGAGAGTATAAGCCAAAGGTGGGCCTTCTATACAAGTTTATGCACGTCTGTATCCCATGGAGCCGAGATTTTCACCGGGACGTTAGAATGGAGATGAAGCGATACGACCCTAAGTTTGTCGTTGTTCATTCCACTGTCCCGGTAGGAACGACTCGTCGACTTGGGTATAACGCTGCTCACTCCCCTGTCAGGGGCCAGCACAACAACTTGGATAATTCCATAAAGAAATTTGTCAAGTATGTGGCAGGCGTTACTCCCAGGACGACAAACGCCGTGGCAGAGCATTTGTCGGAGTGTGGTATCGCGGTTAAGAAGTGGAGCAAGCCGGAAGAAACGGAGATCATGAAGCAGCTTTGTCTCTCGCGCCTACTCAACGACTTGTCATTTTACGAGGTAGCGCACAAGATTTGCGACGAAAACGGTGTTCCGCCTTCCCGCCTCTTTGACTGGACTTGGACGTATAACGATGGGTATAGAGGGAGCATCTACACCCGACCGGAGCTTACTTTCCCTTACGGCAAAGCCGGGGGAACGTGCGTAAGGCCAGTATCCGAAATGCTCTATAAGCACACGAAGCACCCGTGGCTCAAGCGAAACCTCGATTTATTCAGGGGGAGTGGGGTTGCGAAGTAAAAACTTCTAATGATACATTTTAAACGTGGAATGTTTCATGACAAACATATGAAAAAGAAGCCTAAGAAGCCTCGCTGCTAGTTTAAACCATATACCGGGAGCGTCTTAGCGGGCGCTTAATACGGGGCTCCTAGAGCCTCGATCCCCCGGCGACCGTTTCTAAGGGCGGTCTTCACCTTCGCGGGTGGGGACCGCCTTTTTTGTTGCCGGGAAGTTTTGGAGGTTAATTGAAAAAAGTCTTGGTTTGCGGTGCGGGCGGGTTCATAGGTTCCCATCTCGTCAAGAGGCTTCGGGACGAAGGGAACTTTGTTTACGGGATCGATATCAAGTTCCCCGAATTCTCAAAGACCCGCGCCAATGTCTTTTCGATCATCGATCTTCGCGGAGATTTCAGCTTCCGAGAGCCATTTGACGAGGTTTATCAGCTTGCCGCCGATATGGGCGGGATGGGGTTCATTCACTCATCTGCCTGCGAGATTATGAAGAATTCGGCGCTCATAAACATTCGCATGATCGACGAATCAGCCAAGGCAGGCGTTGGCCGGTATCTGTTTTCTTCTTCCGCCTGTGTTTACCGCGACATGACGAAGGATGAGCCGGAGCTTTCTGAGGAACAAGCCTATCCCGCAATGCCAGACAACGATTACGGATGGGAGAAGCTTTACGCCGAGCGCATGGCCCAGGCTTATGGGCGGAAATATGGGTTCCCCGTTAGGATCGCCAGATTTCAGAACTGTTATGGGCCGGAGGGGACGTGGAAGGGTGGGAGGGAAAAGGCCCCCGCCGCTCTTTGCCGAAAGGTTGCCGAGGCAAAGGACGGCGGGTCTATTGACGTGTGGGGCGACGGGTCGGCAATGAGGGCCTATACCTACGTGGACGATCTGGTGGACGGCATCGTGCGCCTTATGCGGTCAGACCTTGAAGGCGGGGTTAATATCGGGGACCAAGAATACGTTTCTGTGGACGAGTTGGCGAAGGAGATTATCTCCGTTTCTGGTAAGTCCCTGAGCATCAATCACGTAGAAGGCCCCGTCGGTGTTAAGGCTCGAAACTTCCAGAATAGACGGATCATGTCTACCGGCTGGGTTCCTCGCTACAGCCTACGCCTTGGACTTGAAAAGACCTATCCCTGGGTTGAAGGACAAGTTAAAAGTGCTTTAGAGGTTGGCGTCAATGGCTGACCAAAAAACGGATTGGGCGGCTATCCACAAGGCCGAAGCAGCGAACTACGTCTCCGGGTATTACCGGATTTCTTGGGATCATAGAGCGCAAGCCTACCACGCAAACTGGGACACCTACGAACGGAACTATAACAACATCTACGACCCCACCGCCAAGGCCAAGAAAGAAGATTGGCAAGCCACTCTTTTTACACCGCTGACCGTTACCCACTGTGAGGTCATATATACGGGCCTCATCAAGCTCCTTTTAGGCCGGAAGCGCCCCATTTCCATTGAACCTAGAGAGATGGGGGACCAACTACAGGCCGAGTTAAACACGTCCCTTCTGGATTACGAGATCGAGAAGTCTGGTCTTCACCTGGCCTTTGGTCAGGCGCTAAAAGACGCGACCATATTCGGTGACGGGTTCCTCAAGTGTTATTGGGACAAGCGATATGCTCCTCGCCGGATCAGAAAGCCGGTCTATGAGGACATCGAGACGGCGAGGGAGTCGGGGCAGCCTCTTGGTAAGAAAAAGGGAGAGAAGTTCGAGGTTGAGAAAGTCCTGATTCACGACAACACGAAATGGGAATACGTCCCTATCCGGGACATCTTCTTAGAGCCTAACTCAAAGAATCTTGACCGCGTTCTGCACCGCCAGAAAGACATCACCTACGGACAGCTTCATGAGCAGGCCAAAGCTGGGGTATTCGACAAGGACTCGGTAAAGGCCCTTTTCAACGTGAAAGAGGGCGACAATTTCGAGAGCGACCAGGCCGTCATCCTTTACGAACTTGGCATAACAGATCCTGAGCTAGGCCGTCCTTCCTACGACCAGAAGCACACGGTTTTCGAGTATTGGGGGAACATCCCAAAGAAGTGGATCAACTTGGAAATGCCGGAGGACACGGAGGAGCAGAAAGAAACGGCTAATGAGATTGTCCCTGGCAAGATCATGGTTGCTTCTGGCAAGTATTTCCTCGCTTCCGAAGAGAACCCGAATCAGTCGATGGAAACCCCGTTTGTAAAGGTCCCTTACATCATCAGTGGTCGGACATACGACATCGGCGTAGCTCAACTTTTGGCGGGGATTCAGGACGATTTGAACGAGCTTACCAATCAGCGTATTGACAACGTTGTGATGTGCATGAACAAGATTTTCTTGGCGCTTGAAAAAGCGGTCGTCGATATTAACGAGGTCCGGTCCAAGCCGCACGCTGTTATCCGAGTCAAGGGAACGCTTGCCGACGGGACGGATGTAAGGAAGGTTATTGCCGAGATTCCTGTATCTGAAGTCGGGATCAACGCTTACCGGGAAACAGGTGAGCGGGAGAGAATGGCCCAGGAAGTGACAGCCGCCAACCGGATGACAACCGGGACACAGGGGCAAGTCAAGGACACGAACCAAACCCTTGGCGGTATGGAGCTTTTGAAACAGGCCGCTTTTGACCGTTTCACCGTTTACGCCTACCAGATTGGCCGGGTGGCCCTTACGGCCATCGGTGAAAAGACGATGGAATACGTCTACCAATACAGCAGCCCCGAGAGGATCAAGCGGATACTGGGGATGCAGCCGGTCAAGATGATCAATTTTGAGACCGGGGAAGAAGAGATCGTTGCGAAGTATATGGCTTTCGTTCCCACGCCTCCCCACGAATTAGTCCTCGACTACGACTTCAAGATCGTTGACGTGTTCGCCATGGAGAACAAGGCCGCCAAACGGCAGTCCCTCGCTGCGAACATGCAATTGACGGCCTCTTTGGTTCAGCAGTTCGACCCGCGCCACGGCCTCCGAAAGCTCTTTGAGTATGACGAATTCGCTCCCGAAGAAATCGAGGACATCTTGGCCGGGATCGATGGTCCGCAGCCGACGCCTTTAGCCCTGGGTCAAGGGGTCCCTTCCCTGGCGAAGCCGGTCAAAACGAGCCTTGGCGACGGACCTCCTAGCAAGGTTCCTAATCAGCCAGCGCCCGGCATGGCCCCAGGCATGGCATGAGCCATTTAAATGATTTGAAGCGCGTCATTCAAGAGCGGCGACAGGAATTGCTGATTCAGCACATGGCCCTCGTTGAGCAGGACGCGCCGAAGCTCAAGATGTCGGTTATCACAGGCCGGATCTTGGAGCTTAAAAATATCGAAAGCGACATTGAGCTTATCGAGAAAAAAGAAGCGGAATCCCGTTAGGGACAATCCGTTCTTTGAGGAGAAATAATGCCGGAGCCGATTGAAGGCGAAAGCGTTCCAGCGATTGACCGTAACGCGGAACTTGCCGCGCTGAGAGCCGATGTTTCCAAACAGGAGACTGAGGCCAGATCAGCGATGGAAGCCCAGGGTCAATCACCCGAACAGACCGCCGATACGAAGACCCAGGCGCAGACCGAGAATCCATCTCCTGAAAACCCGGAGGGGAAGGACAATCAAAATCTGAGCCAGCCCAAAGGAAAGAGCGGTGACGTGTCTGAGGAGCAAATCCAAAAAGACACGGAACACCTGAAAGCGGACCTTGCAAAGAAAGAAGCGCGAAAAGCCGAACTGCTACAGCAATACAAGGACTTGCAACGGCAATATACGCCCGTCGCCCAAGAGGTCAAGAAGCTTGAGAAAGAGGTTCAGACTCAGGCCCCCTCGCAGAACGGAGACAGGGTGGATATTCCGATTGACTTCCGAAAGAAGTTTACGGAAGACCTTGAGAAAGACCCAGTGGAAGCCATTGTAAAGCTCGCCAGTGTGATTGCTGACGGGCGGCTCGATGGGTTCCGCCGTGAAACCGGGATCGACAAGTTCCGGGAAAACATGGAAGACCAGAAACGAGACAGGGAGTTGGATTCCCTGGCCAAAGAAGGTCATACGTGGATTCACGAAGAGGGCCTAGAGCGGTTCGTTGACGTGTTCAAGGAGAGGCCGTATTTGCTTAACAGCCCAACGCCTTTCCGAGACGCCACGCGGTTCATGGAAGGACTGCCTTCAAAGAGCAATGGACAATCCCCAGCACAGGGACCAAGGACGCCGACTTTATCGTCGTCCGGTTCGTTGCCGCCGCCTACCTCCCCGGCTGACACCCTGGAATCGTCGTATGCCTCCCTTGATTCCCAGTACGACCGAGCCATTAAACGAGGGGACATCAGGGAAGCGAAAAAGATTATGGGAAAAATGGGATCGCTGCTTAATCAGCGTTAGGTGTTTCAAAAGAAAGTGCGGATAGAACAAAATGGCAGATACAACTACCGCAGTAAATAACAACCTTCTCTCCCAGTTCTGGGTCAAGAAGGCCCTTCTCATCCTTTACGATGAGACGGTGCTTTATGAGTTCGCTGAAAAGACTCCGCTCCCCAAGGGTTCCGGTAACACAGTTTACTGGAATACCTGGATCAGGGTGCGCGGAGCCTCTTCCGCCGTCGGAACCGAAGGCGCGGCCCAGACCGCCGTTACCCTGTCGTCCCGGCGTGTTTCGGCCTCTGTCGGCCAGTACAGCAGGATCATCAACGTCACGGACCTCGCGCAATACATGTATATCCTCAACTCCGAGGAAGGCGCGATGGAACAGATTCGTCGGTCGGCCAAAGAGACGCTTGAGTATGTCCTTCACACGGGCATTTTCAAGGCGGCTTACGGCGGATCTCAGTCCACGACCGTGATCCTGTCCGTGTTCATGTCGTCCCCTCGTTCCGCGTTCTGCGCGAATACCGGGACTATGAACGCCTCGAACAAGCAGTTCCAATTCCCGGCTGTGTTCGGGACTTCCACGACCAGGTTGTCTGCGACGAGCGCGTCCGCTCCTTCCCTCTCCGCGAAGGCTTCTCTCTTCGCGATTCGGAAAGCGGTCCTTCGTCTGGATCAGAAGAACGCCATGCCGATGGCCGATGGTTACTACGTCGGTTACGCGCACGTCAACTTCATCCACATCCTGTCCCAGGACCCGTCCTGGGTTCAGTGGAACGCGTACCAGAACTCCAAGGAGACGATGTACAAGAAAGAGATGGGCAAGACGTGGCGTGTGCGGTGGGTTGTTTCCAACCTCTGCCCCCGTTACGCCGTGACCGCCCACTCCGTCAACATCTCCTTCATCTTTGGACAGGAAGCCTTCGGTTGCACTGAGGCTTTCGGCGGCGTCCAGATCTACAAGGTGACTGGTGCGGACAAAGCGGACCCTGCGGATCAGCTTACGAAGTATAGCTTCAAGCTGACTGCGGCGGCTGTTGCTCTCAACCCCAGCGCGGGCGTGCTGCTGTTTACGTCCGAGAAGCTGAACTAGTATCGACCCCCTCCCCCTGGCCTAAGAACCGGGGGGAGGGACCAATTTGGAGGTTTGCCATGAAGAGCTTTTTTCTTTGCCTGATTCTTATCCTGTCTCCGTTTTCCTACGCAGCCGAGTCTCAGCTTAACCCTGCGACCAGTTGGGGCGATTCTCTTATTCGGGTTCAGCGTGGCCGTGGACATCCTGGGGACAAGATTTCCCTTATTTCAGGAGATGTTATCAACGGACTTGCAGGGCGCGGATACAACGGGTCGGCCTTTACCACGTCAGACGCTATTTCTCTGGAGTTTCAGGCTTCCGAGTCTTGGACTTCAACCGCCAACGGAACGATGCTATTGATTAAGACAACGCCTGTAACGACAGCGACGGCCGCGACGTCTCTCACGGTTTCCAGTGCTGGGCTTGGCCTCTTGTCCGACGCCGCTCCCAGAACGAATCTTACGCCTCTTTCCGCCGGGACCATTGTTTGGAATTCGGCGGATGGACAGCTTTGCGTGTCCAGCGGAACCACGGCGACGACTTGGGTTCAGGTTTCTTCACCGACCGTGGCTTGCAGCCATTAAAAGATAGCTCTTTCGTTTTAATACCCGGTCCGGAGGTGAAGGGAGGGGGGCCTGGGTAAATAAACTCCTCCCTATTTATTTAGGGGAAATCATTGAAAGTAAGCGCATGGTCCGTTATTAAGAACGAAGCCCAGTTCATCGGGTATGGGTTGATGTCAATTCTGGATTACGTGGACGAGGTTGTTTACTTCGACGGCAATTCTACCGATGGTACGCTAAAACTCCTTGATTACATCAAGGCCAAATACGACACCAATAACAAGATAAGGGTCTTCAACAACAAGGACTTCTCCGACTTCAAATCGGATTACGTCCTGGTTTTCAATGAGTGCATGAAAGCTTGCACTTGCGATTTCCTCTTCTACATCCACCCCGACATGATCCTGACTGACCCCGGCATCTTGACCCAAAAGGACAAGATGAAGGACCTGGCTTATTCGGTTGGGATGAGATCTTTCGGCGGGGAAGACCTGGGGCTTGAGATCGTCAAGGGCCGGGCGGACAAGTGGAAGCTCATTATGAAGAACGCTATGGGGCTGCACTACGCCGGGTTCTATGGTGCGCCGGAAGAGGATATGTATTTCAGCGCCATTACCGGGAAGGAGCACACTCTCCACAAGGACTTCAGGAAATATCCATACCGCGTTGCTGATTCGGGCATCAAGATTTCCCATTTCTGCGAGTGCAAGCCGAAGGCCCGACGGGAACAGAAGATGGAGACTGTCTTGGTCACAAACGGCGTAGACCCCCATACCGTCAAAGAAGCATTGGCCTCCCATCCGAGGGTCCACCTTGGAACTGAAAAGAACGAGTGGGGCGATTTCAAGTTTGAGCCGAGGAAAGACCCTCTTCCCGATGTGTTCCAGAAGCACCGGGAAGAATTTGAGGCCGTTCTTAGGTGAGGATTATCG